GAGAATAGGTTGCTGTCAAATGAGGTGGTGATGGTGTCCATGTTGCCATATATATTCATCCCCTCTAGCGTAGTGCCAGCCGTTGCTGAAGATGCCACATAGTCTGTATCAGTCGTTCCGTATGTCCACTTGTTGACTTGCCAGTTATAGATTAATAAGTTTCTAGTACCGAATGTGTCCAAGAAGTTCCACACCACAATCTTTCGGAATGGATCGATTGATGCTGACATTGTATCTAATAGTGATGGGTTAGCGTTAGCGTAGAACCATCGATCAATCTTCTCATTGCCAATTTGATTGACTGAGTTACCATCGCAAGCGTAGAAGCCTTCCTCACCTAAGAAGTAGGTCATGTTGCCGTACTTAGCGATTGAGTTTGGTTGCGTACATCCTAGACTGCGTGAAATTGTGTCGAACTGGAAGAAGAATGGTGAGCCAATGTATGACATACGCACAATGGCACGTTCTAGCAAGACTAAGCCTGTTTCACCACCAGTGATGCCAGTGATGTTGCCACCATCAGCGATAATCTGGAAGTCAGACTGCGATGCTCCACCTGCCACCCAATCAGTTTCGTCATTGATGTCAGACCATTGCACCTTGTTGGCATTTGTACCACCATCTAGGTTAGCCGTCACCACAAAGTCACGAACTACAGTAACAAACTTAGCAATAGGCGCATCAGCAGACAAGTCAGCAAATAGTGAACTAGAATTGAGTGTAAATGATTGTAATTTATTGACGTTGTTAGCAGCGATGACCGTGTCACCAAACTGAATAAAACGCCATCTGTCCACGTTAGTGTAGTTGCCAGTCTTTGATACGTTATCCATCGCAAGTGTAGAGCTATTAAACCTAAACAGTCTTGTAGCACCGCCAGCAAAGATGTTTGTTGTTGTACTAAAGCGACCAGCGAATATGTTGTTAATGTTCTCACTAGCAGCAGCAGAATAATCCACAGCCGTAGGGAATGGTGTAAATCCTACACTAGCAGGAACTACGTTCTTGGCAATAGACAAATTCTCAACGATGCTAGGTTGATCTGGTGTCCACTCTGTAAATGTTATGCGCTGTGATGGCATAATTGTTCCTTTTGTGCTGCCTTAGAATTTAACAATGAAAGTTACTCTTGAGCCAGCAGCTAAGTTGGCTGTACCACCTGTGCTACCTGTATTTGTAGAAGTGTTTTGACCACCAGTACCAGAAATACCTGATGAATCACCAGTGCCATTTTGGTTATATGTGTGCGTATGGGCTATTACTGCACCAACATGATTTGTACCTAAGTTTGCATTTTTCTGAACTAAAGCATAATCAGCAGGGAAGAACGGTATGCCAAATGTTGTACTACCATCACCTGCACCCCATGTTGTACCAATTGCTGTAAATAAGTCTGCATAGGTTGTTCTGCTTACGTTTGTTGCTACTAATGGGCATACTAAATAACCAGTTGGAGCAGTGCTACCACCAAAAGCTAAAATTGTGCCAGCAGGTAAAGCATTTGAAGCTGGAGCAGTGCTTTGCCAAGTAGTACCGTTTGATGTTAATACATTACCTGTTGTGCTTGGTGCTACAAATGATGGTGCTGATGTTCCGTTTCCTAATATTACATTATTAGCGGTTAGTGTGGTTAAGCCTGTACCACCATTAGCTACAGCAACAGTTCCTGTGACGTTGGCTGATGTTCCGCTAGCGTTACCAGTTACGTTACCAGTTAGATTTCCTGTCACATTGCCTGTGACGTTACCAGTCAGATTGCCTGTAACTCCAGCAGTAGCCGTTACAGCACCAGTTAGCGTAGATGTTCCTGTTACTGATAAGTTACCACCTACCGTAAAGTTATCGGCATCCGTACCAGCTTGCTGATCCTTTAATTGAGCCATTAACTCACGAATGGCGTTATTAATACCTGATGGCGCACAGCCCTCTGCAATATCAATACCACCAATATCTGTATTATTGGCTGGCGTTGAACTAAACTCACTAATCTTATTTTTTGGCATAATTTAACCTTTATCGTGTTGCTATTGAAATTGACAATGGTGAGCCACCATATTCGCCTTGATCATCGCTGACTGTGAGCGCAGATAATCCTCTGTCATACATAGATGCCCATGTCGTTAATCGTTGATCGTTCATTAAATACGGCTCTGCCTCACCCAATGCGCCATACAGCAATAAGTCTGCACAATTCACCAAGAACACGTTAGAGGTGTTTGATGTGGTCAAATATGGTGGTGTGGCGTAGTAAATTAATTGCAATGTATAGATGGCATCAGGTATTGGTGCAAACTGAAACTCACTTGCTAATACTGTGTATTGAAATGGAACACCAGTAATAGATGAGTTGGTGTTGCGATAGAAATTAGATGGTGATTGGTATGTAAGCGATTGCACTGGATTGGTCTTGATGTGTAGGTCACGCATCTGCAAGTAATCAGTTGGCATATTAACCGTTGGATCATTAGCCACAGTATTGATGGTGACAACTTGAAGCATCTGACGGATACGCAAATCTCTACGCAAGCGATTCTCAGCCAATTGAATGAATGTAGGAATCTGATCAGTTAAGTCTGAACGTGCCAGATACTTGGCAATTGCGTCTTTCAAACCATTGTAGGTAGATAAGTCCATTACTAAATCTCTTCGTTAATAATCATCATTAAACCCAATCGTGCCATAGCTGCAAACGGCTCTTCTTCAGTGACATCCGAATTAGCAACTAATTGTTCTACTTGCTCCAATGTACAGACCACACCTTGCTCAATCGCAATGTCGTATAACGCTTGTGCGTCTGTGATTAAGTGAGCAAATTCTGGTGAAATAAAACCAGTCGAGATGTAATGTGTGGCAGGATAAAGTCCAGTAGACGATAGTGGAGTTGTCCACATACCATCACCACCTGAGCCAAATGACGCAGCAATCTCTCTAGCTAACACAACGTCATTAGCTTGCACAATAAGTGTTCTGAATATGTCCATTAGTAAGCCTTAGTCTTAGAGTTTGTATATGTTTCAGTGTCGGTTATTTGTGTTGCGGTTGATAATGCACCACGAATGACTAGGCTAAATAGACTACCTAAAAATGGTTGTAGTGTTCCCCCACGCATACCAATATATATAGGAGCATTAGAAAAATTACCAGACCCTTGATCTGTTGTGGAAGTAACAACATTGACCCCATTAACATTAAGACTTGCGCTATCCCCTGATATATTGCCAAAAGCTGCTAATGTGTTAGTAATAGGTTGTGGGAAGCTATCACCTGTTAATGCAGACGACGATACAGTTCCTTTTGATTGGAATAGGTAATCTCCAAATGTTACACCTCTTGGTGCGAATAATACGAAAGCACCATTGTTAGTAAAAGTAGATACTGTTAATTCACACACTGCTCCAATATTTATTGAATTTTTCCTTACTCCTGCCCATACCCCCACCTTATCCGTAGTTGAGAAGTTTATACTTGCAGTTTCCATAAAATCATCTACACCATCAAACTTGAGGTATGGTGGGAAGTTACTAGCGGTAGCATCGTAGTCTGTGGATGTAACTACTTGTTGGTATGGGAGTGTTGATTGGTTGGTAGGTACTAGGGATGCTCCCCAGATAAATATATTGCCAGCACTAGGTGCTGCGCCTTGCCCAATAATTATTATTTCAGAAGAATCAACAGAAGTTATAGCTATTGAACATCTGTACCAACCGTTACCAACTGATGTAATAGTACCGCTTCCTGATGCAACCGTTCCTAAATTAAGATTGAATGTGGCATTTGGTAATGACCCACTGCCTCGAAACTCAATAGATAGCGTAGTATTAGTTCCTGATTTTGCATATACAGATACAGTATAAGAAATTCCTGAAATAACTGATTCGGTACGGGATACTGATGGGTAAGCAGTAGCAACAACTATCATTGAATCTGCCGTTAATGTTCCATCTGGTGCAGTTGTTGCATTGGCGGTGATTGTAGCATTAAACTTAGACCACGCAGCATTATCAAACTCCTCAGTCCTAGTCAGCAAATTATACCTAGCCGATAGCACTGGTCTTTTGGTAGTGGTGGATTGTGTGGCGTGATTGCCTGCTAGTTCTTTTATGGAGATGTTGTCAAACTCCGAAACTACCCCATTAGTTGCTGTTTGGTTAAATAGAGTAAGTAATCCAGATGAATATA